CAGAGCTGATATCGGACGCAAGGTGTATGATATCTGTGATGGCATGTACGATTGCGCGCTGAAACACGGGAACGTGCTAACGGGGCAGGCGTTCTTGTACGACTTCCCTGGGTGGAGTGCAGATAGCGAGGTCGAACACGAGATTCGATCGGATGGCGAATTCATACCAGGTGAGAAATTGAGGCAGGTTGAGTCTAAGCCCAAGGGTATGCTTATCATCGGCCCGTTGCTTAGTCCGGACATCCGTAAGCTTCCTGCGCCAGTGGCACACACTCCAGCAAATGAAAAGAGGTCAATCTTCAAACGCGTGTTGATGGTAACACCATGTTTGGATCAACTCTTCTTCAAGTCGACCTTCAAACCATTGTACGAATCGGTCATGCACGAGTTGTTCCTGGATGAGCGGGTTAAGTCGATGCCTCGCGTGGAATGGTTGGCGACGATGCCACCACGTAGGCGGGCCATGTTGGAGCAGGCCTTTCGTGATATCGACGGCGACCCGTGGTTGACGATGGCGCATGATGTCGCCGGCCGTAAGTATGACCCCACCAAGCGCAGCCTGTTCTTGAAGGTCGAGCAGACTGAATATGACAAGGACGGACGGGCCATCCAAGCCGGGAGAGATACGGCTTTGGCGGTTGCGGGTCCATGGTGTATGGCTTTATGTAAGTCACTGAGGGACTGCGGAAATGGTGATAGAAACTACCAGGGTATCAGGATCATTTACGGAATTGGTCGCGACAAAACCACTTGTTATCGATTATTCTTTAAGTATGCGGAACAGGGCGAAAAAGTCGTGATGATTACGGGTGATGACGTACTCGTTAGCACGGGCAAATACATCTTTTCCATCGACGCAAAACGTTGGGACGCACACACTCTTTCTGAGATGCTTGGCCTTGGTAATTTGCTTTGGTTAAAAATGGGGTGTCCCAAGCGCGCTTTCGACAATATGGAACAGGGCTTGCATCGCAACGGTCGATCGACTCACGGTCATAAGTATAAGCGGGAGGGTGGCACAGCGTCGGGCGACCCGGAC